AGATGGTATATTACGTTCAGGTTACAAACAAAAAAACAGGGATGGTAAGTGGGAAATTGGTGGATACCAATCTACAATTATATGTAGAACAATGGATAATCCAGAAGTATTTAAGGGAGAAAGAACGTCCTTAATGGTATTTGAAGAAGCTGGAGAATTTAAACATCTCAAAAATGCTTATATGTCATCTAAAGCATGTTTTATGGATGGTGATGTTCAATTCGGAGTTCCTATTGTTGGAGGTACAGGTGGTGATATATCTAGAGCCTCTAAAGATTTTATGGATATGTATTATAGTCATGACGCCTACAATCTAATACCTATGTTTATTCCTGCTTCAAAAGCTTATTATGGTTTCTTTGATATAGAAACAGGTGTAGAGGATGTTTCTGGAGCTAAGGACAAACTAACAGAAGACAGAGATGTTATTAGAAAGTCTGGAGATAATGAAGCGTATAATTTACATATACAAAATTATCCCTTAACTATAGAAGAAGCATTTCTTAATACAAAAGAAAGTAGATTCGATATATCCTTATTAAATGCTCAAAGGTCAAGAATACTTGGAAGTAAGGATTATAAAAATCAAATACAGTCTGGATATTTAGATTGGGTGTTAAATGATAGCCAAGAATTAAAGGTTTCATGGAGGCCTCATCCTGCTGGACCTTTTAAAATTTTATCACATCCAATGCCAGAATTTAAGGGAATTGACATAGGAGGAGTGGATTCTTATGACCAAGATGAAGCAGGAGCGTCAGATTCTTTGGGAAGTGCAATAATTTATCGTAGATTTGCAAATACAAATATACCAAGCGATTATGTTGTCGCTGAATATACTGATAGACCTAAGAAAAAAGAAGATTTTTGGGATGGATGTCTAAAGTTAGCAGTTTACTATAACAGTAAAATGTTAGTAGAATATACAAAGATAGGTATATTAGATTATTTTAAACGTATGAATGCGTTGAAATATTTAAAAGAAAAACCAGAGTCTGCGCATAATCCAGGTTCTAGAACAAGAAACCAATATGGTGTTCACATGAATAAACAAGTGAAGGCTTTGTTGGAAGACTTGATAGATGATTATATTAGAGAAAATGTCAAAGAAATTTGGTTTTTAGATTTAATAGATGAATTGGCAAATTACGGATTAAGAAATACTGACCGCGCAATGGCGTTTGGTATATGTTTAATTCATAATATAGATAATTATAGAATGAGAGTTCAAGAAGAAAAAATAGAAGATATAGGTCTTAAATATTATACAAGGAGTATAAATGGTACTCCAATTAAATTAAATTAAAATGAGTAAAAAAACAACTGCCTTTCCGTCAATGATGGTTTCAGAAAAAGAAAAAAATACAGAATGGTGCGAAAACGTATTAGATTCTATTGTTGGATATATGTCCAATGATGGTAGCACATATTCACAGTCAAGAGAAAAAGATATTGCAAATTACTCTATCTATAATGGTAATATAAATCAAGAGGACTACTCATACATAACAGAACAATACGGACTGTCATATCCAGCTAGATTAGTAAACTATCCAATCATTACTCCTAAAATTGATTTACTTATAGGGGAAGATTTAAAAAGACCTATAGACATGAAAGTCTCTACTATTAATAAAGAGGCTGTCGTAAGAAAACTAGACCATAAAATCTCTATACAAATGAAATCTTTATTAGAAGAAATTCATTCAGAATTTGAAGAAAATTATGGAGCTCCTATAACTGACGAAGGACAAGGAATGCCAGTTCCAGATGATATAGCTATATATATGAAATACAATTATAGGGAAATGATAGAGGAGAACGCTCAAGATGGATTAGAGTATGTGTTAAATAGATATAATTTGAAAGATAAATTTAAAGAAGGGTTTAGAGACTTATTGGTAACAGGTAAAGAGTTTTTTAAAGTTGAAGTATTGAATGGAGACCCTCACGCTCGTAGAGTGGACCCGCGTTCTGTAATATATGACGCTTCTACACATTCTGATTATTTAGATGACGCTTCTTGGGTGGGAGAAGAAAGATGGTTATCTGTTAATGAGATTAATGACGAATTTAAAGAATGGTTGACTAAAGAAGATTTAGAAGAGTTAGATTCTATGAGAAATGCATTTGGTTCTGATGTAGGAGGATATAATGATAGTTTTTTATGGTTAGACGCTGGATACGGTAAAGAAACTCGTGTTCGTGTAGTATCAGTGGAATGGAAATCATTAAGAGCTATTAAATTTAAATTATCCCCTAATAAATATGACCCTGATAGACCATTTAGAAAAATGGTAAAAGATACATACAGAAAAAGAAAGGGAGAAGTTGTAGAGACAAAATGGGTAGATGATATATGGGAAGCTACTAAAATTGGAGGAAAAATTGTTGTTAAAGCAAAAAGAAGAGACAATCAAGTTAGAAGTGTAGATGACCCAGGAAAAACACCTTTATCATATATTGGATGTATAAAAGGAAACACTACAGGACAATCTACCTCTATAGTAGATTTGTTACATAACGTACAAATGTTATATAATATTGTAGTTTACCAAATAGAATTAGCTATGGCTCGTTCAGGTGGTAAAGCTGTAGTTTATGATACATCTCAAATACCTACAAATGTAGGAATGGATATGCAAACAGTATTATATCATTTAAAAACAGATGGTATTATACCTATTAATTCAAAAGATGAAGGTGGTCAAATAGCTTCATTTAATCAATTTCAACAAGTAGACTTTACATTGTCTCAATCTGTTCAACAACTAATTAATCTTAAGGTCATGTTAGAAGATATGGCTGGTCAACTTTCTGGAGTAACAAGACAAAGAGAAGGAGCGGTTGAACAATATGAATATGTAGGTAATGTACAAAGAAGTGTAGTTCAATCTTCTACTATTACTGAATCTTGGTTTTATTCTCACGCGGAAGTTAAGCAAAGAGTTTTAGAAAGTTTGTGTAATACCATGAAAATTGCTTGGGCTGGAGGTAAAAAAGCTGCAATGATATTAGGAGACGGAGCTTATAAAACTTTAAATATAATGCCAAGTATTGCTTTACAAGATTTTGGAGTTTATGTAGGAGACGCTGGAAAAGATGACGCAATGAAACAGGTGGTAGGTCAATTAGCTCAATCTGCATTACAAGCTGGTAGTATTGATTTATTAAATATATTAAAAGTTCTAAAATCTGATACTATGACTGAAGCTGAACATGTTTTAGAAAAAGGTATGGAGAAAATGAAAGAACAAGCTGCAGAACAACAACAAAGAGAAATGCAGCAAATACAAGCTCAACAAGAAGCTGAACAAGCTAAATTTCAAGCTGAAGCTCAACTTAAACAAATGGATAATGAAACTAAAATACAAGTTGCTAATATCCAAGCGGAATCTAGAATGGCTGTCGCTCAATTACAATCAGAAGATAAAAGAGATATACATGATTCGTCACAAGACGCTGAGTTTAGCAAGAAATTAGCAGACCATGAATTAAGTAAAGATACTGGTAAAAAAGAAGAAAGAAAAAATACTTATACTGGTGAGTCAGAAACAACTGCAGATGATAAAGTTAGAGCAAAGGAAAAGATTGCAAAATAATTTGTATCTTTGCAAAATAGGGACCAATAAATTAAAATAATATGTCAGAAGAAAAATCAAGTTTAGTAGAAGAAGTTTCTAACGAAGCGGCTGCTAAAGAAACAGAAGGAATTAGTCAAGAATTTAATCCATTAGCATTTACAGAGGGAGCTTCTTTAGGAGAAGTAGAAGTTCCAAAAGTTGACGATGAAGGAGAACCAGTAACAGATGAAGATGGATGGAAATGGGATAAAAAAGAAGAAGAAGTCAAAGAATCTGAACCATCAGAAGAATATGAATGGGAAACAGTTACAGAATCTAAAGAAGAAGATAATTTAGATTGGGATAAAGTTGCGAAAGAATTAGGAATTGAAGGAGCTTCTAAAGAGGAGATAAAACAAACTTTAGCAGCTATGAACAATAAAGGAGATGATAGTTCAAAAGAAGTTACAAGTCCTGAAATTAATACTTTAGAAACTTATTTAGATTATTCTAATAAAGACCTTATAATAGAAGAATTAAAAGCAGACGGATTAACTCAGCATGAAATTGATGATACAGTAGATAAAATGCAACGTAATGGAATGATTGCTGTTAAGGGTAGGGAAATAAAAAGAACTATTAAGAAAGCTATAAAACAACAAAGACAACATTTAGCTGAAAGTCAAAAACAACAATCAGCAGCAAAAAACAAACAAATAAGTGATGCAAGACAAGGATTGCAAACTCACTTAAAAGATATGGATAGATTCATGGGAGGTAAAGTAACGAAAAAACAGAAAGAAGAGGTTTATAGATTTGCTACTAAAGATATGGCAAATGAATTATGGTCAAGTCATGCCAATGTCGCTGACGTCGCTATGTTTCTGCTGTATAAAGACCAAATCAAAGAAATTCTTCGTTCTCAAGGCCGTAACGAAGGTAGTAAGAGTCTAATGGATAAAATACAATCGCCAAGCCTTAACTCTGGGAAAAACCGTAATCCTTATCAACCGAAAGGAAAAGGATTCGACCCAAAAGCTTTTATGAGCGAGTAGACAAAAGTAAGACAAAGTCTAAAATAGTTGAAAGTTAATTGAGCAAATTTAAAATAACGTTTAATTAATAAAATTTAAAAAAATGGCTACAATCAAATCGGGTACGTATGGTAATGGAACAACGGCTGCAAATGCTTTAAATGAAAACTTGTTACAATATCCAGAAATTGCTAAAACTTTAATATCTCTTTACCCAAGATATTCTATGACATATCTTCTAGAACATACTAGAAGACATGCTTCTGAAAAAGTTTTAGGAGATAGTTCTTACGAATGGAAAGTAATGAATAGACTATCAAGAAAATGTTTAATCGATGCTACAGGTACTAATACAACTGTAGCTGCTGGTGCAACAGACACATTTGATTTTGAAAACACTTCAGGTGGTGGTGCGGAAGATTGGTTCAATTTATATGATGTAGTTAGATTCTCTGACGGAGCTACTGGTTTAATAGTTGCTCATGATGGTTCTAACACATATACAATTGAAATGATTTCAGCTTTATCAGCTGCTGCAAATACAGTTGGACAAGTTGTTGGAAGAATTGGTTCTGCATTCCCTGCAGGTTCTTCTGGAGCTGATGTTGGTGAAAACAACATGTATCCAGATACTTATAAAAACTGGATGACTATCAACAGAAAGAAATGTACAATCACTGGTAAAGATGCCACTGATGTTTCTTGGGTTGAAAACAATGGTCAATCACTTTGGTATTTCACTAAAGAGCAACACATGATGGACCAATTTATGTATGAGCAAGAATTACAAAGATGGTATGGTGAAAACTCTATATCTGGTACTTCCTACGCTACTTCTTACGCTGATACAAACACTGATATTATTTCATCTATCGTTGCTGGTGAATATGCTGATGGTTCAGCAAGACCTGCAGTTGCAGTTGGTGATGGTGCTCACACTATTGGTGATGGTGTATTAGCTCAGATTAGTTCAGCTAATCAAGCTACATATACTGCTGGTTCATTAACAGAAGATATCATTACTGAGTTTATTGGAAAAATTTCTCTTAATTCACAAACAGCTGAAGGTAACCATTGGGTTGTGTTCACTGGAACTGAAGGAAGAATTGCTTTCCATAGAGCTATGAAAGACCTTATTGTTGCTCCTGCTGGTGCAATGACAGGTGGTTCAATGAAAGATATCAAAGCTGGTTCTGATGTTGAATTAGGAGGTAACTTTACTTCGTACAATGCTTTAGGAAATAAAATTACTATTGCTTATTGTCCAGTATTTGATGACCCACATATGCATGGTGCGTCTGGAGGTACAAATTCATTTGGAGACACTAGATTAAAAGAGTCTTTCAAAATGGTATTTATGGACTTCGGTTCTACATCTGGAGTTTCTAATGTAGAATTAATTACAAAAGGTGCTGCTGGTATTAATCGTTCACTAATTAAGAAATATGTTGGAGGTATGGTAAATCCTTACGATACTAAAGGCATGATGGCTCAAAACGGTGATGATAGATTCCAATGTCACGTTTTATCTGAATCAGGTATTATTGTTAGAAACCCACTATCTTGTGGTATTCTTTCAGCTGCCTAAATTACTAATTTGATAGAGGGAGGATTCGTCCTCCCAATATCGCCTAAAATAAAAAAAAATGGCAAATTATTTAAGTATTTCAACAAAATCTGTTGAACAAGGACAAGGAAGACTTCCTAAACTAAGGGGTCAAATTAATCCAACAAAAACAGTAAGTTCTGATACTACATTATATGACTATGAAAGCGGCTCAGTCGTTCTAATGGGGTCTAATGGAGTAGACATAACTTTACCAGCTGCTGCCGCTGGATTAAATTTTACAGTTATTCAAACAGCTGATTATGCAACTGCTGTATGTACAATTATTCAAGCTGCTGCAACTGAAGATTTTTACGGTGCTCTTTATGGTACATCTCAAGGTGAGAGTGCTGGTACTGATTCTGATGTAGGAGTTTCCGCTAATACTAAAATTACCTTCTCTAGTGCTTCACTAAAAGGAGATAGAGTAAGATTAGTTTCTGACGGTACTGTATGGTATGTAGAAGCGTTTGCACAAAACACTGCTGCTATAACATTTGATAACTAATAATTAATGGAAGACGGAGGGGCTTGTCCCCTCCAAATTCCTTATATTTGCATATGGCTAAAAAATTAAAACATAAATTAGTAGTAAGAGACGGAAAAGTTATAGATATTGCTAATGAAGAAGAAGAGAGAGGTAATGAAACATTTTCTATAGGGAAAGCTTCAGGACTTAAATGGGGTAAAAGAAATTACCAAGAAACAAGAATCTCTACAAATGAGAGAGGACAAAGAAGGATATTTAAAGAAGTAAAAAAATAAAAGGGAGTATTAATTAAAATTAAAATAAAATGGCACATTTAGTTTATGTAAAAGCAAAGGACGATAAAAGATTTGGTTATGTTAAATTTGGTCCTTACACACAAAGAAACGGCAAAGCAGCTGTATTGTTAAATCCAGATGACAACCCTGTAGATGGATGGGGAATGTCAGACCCACTAACCACGTTAGATATAGATAACCAATACGATAGACGTATATACGACTTCTTAGTAGAACATCCATTTATTACAAATGGAAAACATTATGAACTTATTGATACAAAAGCGAATGTTCAAAAACAAGCAGACGCTGTATTAAAATCTGCAGAAGCTGTACAGGTAGCTACAAAAATTAATGATAAAGAATTAGTTGATTTAGCAAAACTATTTGGTATCGGAGATAATCATGAAGATAAAATAGTTAAAGCTAAACTAATACAAATAGCAGGAGCAGCTCCTGAAAAATTCTTAAGCATTTATAACGATGCTGATAAATCTTATAGAGTATTCTTAAAAAATGCTTTAGATAAAAAAGTTATCCAAAAAGTTAATGATGTTTGGAAACACGGTAACTATACATTAGGTATTTCTGATGAACATGCTATCGCGTGGTTAAAGGATAATTCTGAAGTATACGCTGTTATGAAAAACCAAGTTAGAGGTAACTTTAAAACTAAAGTTGAAGATGTTGTAGAGGTAGATACATCTGATATGAAATCTAGTGTTGGTGTAACTGCTTTAGAGAAAGAAATAGAAAAACAGAAAAATAGTAAATAATGAATATAAATACTGCATACGACTATATAGATTTAATGATTGATAAGGCAAATCAACCTTATTTTGTAAATAATGAAAAAGATATATTTATAAATCTATCTATATCTGAGTTTATGAACTCAAGGTATGCGGTAATGGGTGTTAATCAAGATTTTTCTGAGATGTATGGTAATAGAGCTTCTATAAATCAGGGTAGTGCTGGATATACTGTAGTAGATAATTATGTAGAAATTCCAGATTATCACCATATAACATTTGCTGCTTTAAATGGAGAAGAATGTAGAATAGTTTCAGATGATGAAGCTGTAGAATTACTAGCGGGTAATAATCCATTTAATTCTGTAAACGCCTTCCATCCAATATGTTATGTTACAAATAACGCAGGAGGAGGATTACGAGCTTATTTTGCTCCAGATTTAGGAAGTGATGCTACTGATGGTACTCTTGATTTTTCTAATACTGATACGTTTAATATCCGTTATTTAAGACATTTAACAGTAACAGATTGGGATGATATTCCAGAACAATATCAGAATGACATTTTAAATATAGCTGTAAGAAAACTTACAGCAAATATAGAAAGTACAAATTATATGGTGCAGGCGAACGAGCAGCAACAATAGTATATGTCATTATGATTTTGCTCCCTGTGCAAATGAGATAGGTCCAAGCATTAATTTGTAAGGGCCTATTTCTGTTTTATTGGATAAAAATTCGTAATTTTGTAAATAATATAATTATATGGCAACTTTAAATGAAATAGCGTACAATATAAAAGAATTGATGTCTGGTGGAAACGAAACAAAGGAACAACAAATTAGCACAAGACAAATCAAACATTGGGTACATTATCATAGAGCAAAGATAATAGAAGAGAAATTATTATCAGGAGCTCCTATAGATAGAAGGTGGATACAACCTATAACAACTGTTAGAACGCTCTATAATAATAACTTTGATTTAGTAGGTAATTTAAGTTATACTAATAATAGTTCAGGTACTTATACAACTAAAGCTTTTTCAAATACAGAATATTATGGAAAAGATTATGCAGATGGTAAAGAATTTAATACTTATGCTAAAACTATAGAAATACCTCATACTATTAATATTGCTCAAAACGATGGATTAACAGATGTTAGATTGAAAAAAAGAATTAATGGTGATAATGGAACAGGTAGATATAGTTCTTGGGCTAAAATACCTATAAAAACAAAAGACGAAGCTATGTTTGGATGGGCTAATAAATTTACAAATATTACAACTCCATATGTTGTTCCTTATAATAATATTGATGCGGGAATGAATTTAGAGGTAAATGGTTTGAGGTATTTTCCTGTTGATAATGATAATTCTAATTACTTTGAATATGTAATTGATATTTGGGGTATTTTAACAAACCCTACATTATCTAGAGAATTAATAATGATTGGTGGAGCAGGTGAATCATATAATGAATTTATTGACGCTACAAGTTATTATCCAATGTCAGAAGAAGACTTACCTTTATTGATAAGTAGGGTAGCAGAAGTAGAGATGACTTTATTATTAAAAACTCCTCTTGATTTAATAGAAGATAATACGAATACTCCTAAAATAAACATAGGGCAACCAGAAAAATAATGAGTAGTAAATATAAACATAAATATACGCAAGTTAGAGAAATTTACAATAATGTAAAAAAAGATTTATTAAAGAAAATAAACTATAGTACATTTTATAATATTGTAAAAAGATATTTTGAAATATTAATTAGAGATTTAATTGTAAGAGAAGAAAAGATACATTTACCAAATAACATGGGATATGTGTATTTAGATAAAAGAGAACATACAAGAGCTTTTCATGTTAGGATAGACCAAAAAGCAAGTAAAGAAACAGGAGAGCTAGTAAAATATAAGGTTCCTATATTAGATGATTATTATCATAAATTAGTATGGGTGAGACCGAAGAAATATAAAACTTGTAAGATTGTACCTTTAGGTATATACAAAAGAGTAATCAATAATATAAACTAAAAATTATGGCAGATACGGATTTAAATGTAGGTACATTAACAGTAACAATAACAGAAGCTTTGTCGATAGGTCATGATGTAGCCGCAGATGAAAGAGATTTTGCTCAAATATCCACTATGGTATTTGGTAGTATTATCAATACATCTAAACGTGTATTAAAACTTGGTAATACAAATTTAACATCAGTAGTTAATTTTAGTACAGTTGAAGGAGCTGGAGTATATAAAAAAGCTGATGTAAAATATATTAGAATTACTAACTTAGATGGTACAGCAACTTTACAAGTTGGGATGGATGATGGTTCTATTGGGGCTACTGGTACAGACGCTGGTTATATGTCGGTAGGTCCAGCTTGTAGCGTTATATTTACAGGAACAACAATAGAAGGAGATAGTTTAGGTACATCACTAGACCCTGCAGCATCTATAAATGTAAAAGGAATAGCAGACCAACAATTAGAAATATTTGTAGCTACAGTATAAAATTATGTATACACATATAGAAAGAATATATAACACAGTAGGTCGTAATCTTGGTTTAAAAGATTATAGTCAATATATTGACTCATGGGTTGAATGGGCTTTTGAAGCAGAATTACTAATAGGAAGTAGAGATACCTTTGAAGAATCAGAATACACATATTCTTCAACAGGAGCGTCAGCAAGTGGGAGTATAGCATTTACATCAAATCCATCTTATAATGATAGTATAACTCTTAATGGTGTTACTTTATTTTTTAGAGATAATTCTAATACTACAAATTTAAATCAACAAGTACCAGCAAATGCAATAGGACTACAATCAAACCTTGCAGATACACTTACTGAATTAGTAACGGAATTAAGAGGTACAAATAGTCCAGCAGATTCAGCAGGATTGATATTTGCTGATTCATTAGAAGGATACACTTACACTATAGAGGGTAATCTTATTGGAGACGATTTAATTACAAATGGAGATTTTAGTTCGTCTCTTGGCTCTGAATGGGATTTAACATTGAGTGGTGGTGGTGGGTCAATTGCATTATCTTCTTCTCAATTATTATTTACACAAAGTTCATCTGTACAAATGTACGCTTCTCAAGATTTCACTACAGTCGCAGGAAATCATTATGAACTTTCTGTTGATTTGATATCTGCTTCGGGTAATCAGTATCACAGAATAAGAGCTGGCACATCTCAAAATAGTGATGATTTAGCAGGAACTAATTATGGAGATTTAAATGTAGGAGCAACAAATAAACTATTCTTTACTGCAACAGGGACAACTACTTGGATTACACTAAACGACGCTCAAGGTGGTTCTTCTACATCTCTTTGGGATAATGTAATAGTTAAAGAGGCGGAGACTTTAAATTTAGTAATTACAGATAATGAAGTAGGTATAGATGGCAACAATTATACATTAGAGTCTAGTGATGTAAACGCTCAATGTAGTAGTTCTCATTTAACAGGAGGGAAAGGACTTTTATCTAATCAACAATTAAGATTACCAGATAATATGGTAAAATTATTAGGAGTAAGAGTTGGAGCTAATTCTACTAAAGATAGACATAGAGAATTAAGAAAACCAACAACAATACATAAGCAAAGAGTTGGTAAAGATGTAAACGAAACAAAACAAAGAGCGTTTAGATATTACATACAAGGAAATA